GAATTTTAAGCAGACTGTAGAAATAGCTGAAGAAGAAGTTATAAATAATGTTTTATCTTTTAATAAATACGATCAAATTAAAAAAAGATTAGCTCAAGACCTAACAGTATTAGGTATAGCTGCTAGTAAAACTAGATTTGACTTAGCTGAAGGAATTGTTATAGACTATGTTAATCCAGCTAATCTAGTGTATTCTTATACTGATGACCCTAATTTCGAAGACATATACTATGTTGGAGAATGTAAAGCTATTACTTTACCTGAACTTAAGAAGCAGTTTCCAAATATCTCTGACGAAGAATTACAGAGAATACAAGACATGCCAGGTAACAGGCAATATATACAAGGATGGAACGATTATGATAGAAACACTGTTCAAGTATTGTATTTTGAATACAAGACATATATGAACCAGGTTTTTAAAATAAAATATGGCGATAATGGTCTTGAGAAAGTTATAGAAAAAACAGACTCTTTTGATCCACCACCTAATGATAATTTTGAAAGAGTATATAGAACTATAGAGGTTTTATACACTGGAGCTAAAGTAATAGGAACTAACACTATGTTAGAGTGGAAGATGGCTGAGAATATGACTCGTCCAATGGCTGACACAACTAAAGTAGAAATGAATTACTGCATATCAGCTCCTAGAATGTATAAAGGTAAGATAGAGTCTATAGTTAGTAGAATAACTGGATTTGCAGACATGATTCAATTAACACATCTTAAATTGCAGCAGGTAATGTCTAGAATAGTTCCAGACGGTGTGTTCTTAGATATGGACGGTTTATCTGAAGTTGATCTAGGAAATGGTACTAATTATAATCCGCAAGAAGCTTTGAATATGTACTTTCAAACTGGAAGTATAGTAGGTAGATCGCTTACACAGGATGGTGGCATAAATGCAGGTAAAGTACCTATTCAAGAATTATCAACTTCATCTGGTCAGGCTAAAATACAAAGTCTTATAGGTACATATCAATATTATTTACAAATGATTCGTGACGTAACTGGCTTAAATGAAGCTAGAGACGGAAGCATGCCAGAGAAAGACGCTTTAGTTGGAATACAGAAAATGGCAGCTAATACATCTAACACAGCCACTAAACATTTATTAAGTTCTTTGATATATCTAGCTTTAAGAACTTGTGAAAACATAAGTTTAAAAACGGCAGATATAGTAGCACACCCGCTACACCGCCAGGCTTTAGCAAATTCTATAAGTACATTTAACACAAATACACTAGAAGAACTTGCGTCTTTACAATTGCATGACTTCGGTATATATTTGCAAATGGAACCTGAAGAAGAAGAAAAAGCTATACTAGAGCAAAACGTACAAGTAGCCTTGCAGACAGGTGCTATTGCTTTATCTGATGCTATTGATATTAGAGAGATCAAGAATATGAAGCTAGCTAATCAGTATATAAAGCTTAGACAAAATCAAAAACTAGAAAGAGAACAAGCGCAGGCTCAAGCTAATATACAATCACAGGCTCAAGCAAACGCTCAGCAAGCAGAGCAAGCCGCTATGAACGAAGTTCAAAAGCAACAAGCTTTAACCGAAACAAACTTACAGTTTGAGCAAGGTAAATCTCAAATGAAAATTCAACAGCTTCAAATGGAAGGTGAGATTAAAAAGCAATTGATGGCAGAGGAGTTTAACTACAATATGCAGTTAGCTCAAGTAAAAGTAGATGCAGAAGGAAAAAAAGAAAAAGAAATAGAAGATCGAAAAGACGAAAGAAGCAGAATACAAGCAACTCAACAATCAGAAATGATTTCACAGAGAAAAAACGATTCACTACCAACAGATTTTGAAACAACAGGTCTTGACAAGCTTGGTAATTTTGGGCTAGATAATTTCTAGTATTGTCAATATTAAATTATTTAATTATATTATATCATGGAAGAAGTAACAAAACAAGAAGGTGACTTTTCTTTAAAAGGAAAAAACAAAAAACCTAAGCAATTAAACCTGGATAAGAATGAAAATTCTATTACTAAGGTTGTAATGAAAGACTTAGTAGAAAAAAAGCCAGATATCACAAAAGTAGTGATACCTAGCGAAGAATTAAAACCAAAAGAAGATGCCGTTCAAAAGCAAGAAACAGAGAGCACTGTGTTACTCACAGAACAATCCGAAGTGGGACTGCAAGAAGTGGGACAAGGAAACGAAATCTCCTCTGGAGATGTTACTACCGAGTTCACGCCGTTGCAAGAAGTAACTGAAGAAGAAATAAAGAAAGTAACAATAGAAGCTCAAGAAGCTGTAAGAGACGAAAAGGTTTTAGGTAGAAAACTACCAGAAAACGTTGAAAAATTAGTTTCTTTTATTGAAGACACTGGAGGATCTGTGGAAGATTACGTTAGACTTAATGCTGACTATTCTACTGTTAATGAAACCGATTTAGTAAAAGAATATTACAAAAAAACAAAACCTTATCTAGACTCTGAAGACATGGATATAATCTTAGAAGATTATAATTATGACGAAGACCTAGATGATGATAGAGATATCCGCAAGAAAAAAATTGCGTTTAAAGAAGAGGTTGCAAAAGCCAGGAACTTTTTAGAGGAAACAAAGAGTAAATATTACGACGAAATCAAATCAAGACCAGGCGTAACTCAAGACCAACAAAAAGCTACTGAATTTTTCAATCGATACAACGAAGATCAGGATAGAGCTGATAAACAGCATGATCTGTTTAAGTCTAAAACTAAGCAAGTTTTTAACGATGATTTCAAAGGTTTTGATTTCAATCTAGGAGACAAGAAGTTTAGATATGGATTACAAAACAAAGAAGCTGTAGCTGAAAGTCAATCTAATATAAATAATTTCGTCGGGAAGTTCCTGGATAGCGAAGGAAATATAAAAGATGCTCAAGGTTACCATAAAGCTATTTATGCCGCTGAAAACTCAGACAAACTAGCAAGCCATTTTTACCAACAAGGAAAAGCAGATGCCACAAGAGACATCATGTCTAAATCTAAGAACGTTACAAGTTCTCCTAGACAAACTAATTCTAGTGAGTACGTAGGTGGTTTTAAAGTTAAGTCAGTTAACGGAGGTTCTGATTCTTCAAAATTAAGTATTAAAAAAAATAAATTTAACTAAAAACAACAATTATTATGAGTTTAAGTCCTCAGTTCGGTTCGTTACAACCAACCGCAACGCAACAAATTTTACAAGGTAATTACCTTCAATTTAACGGTGCAGGTGCCGGAGCAAACAATTTTGCACAACAATTTTTACCTGAAGTATACGAGCAAGAAGTAGAGCGTTATGGAAACAGAACTTTATCTGGATTCTTACGTATGGTTGGAGCTGAAATGCCAATGTCTTCTGATCAAGTAATTTGGTCTGAGCAGAATAGATTACATATTTCATATACTGGATTCTCTATTGCAGCTGATGCAGCAAACACTAACGTTATTAATTTACAAGCTGCTGATGGAAACACCGTATCTGTTAATGATACAGTTGTTCTTTTAAATCCAGCTAACGGAGCTGAAGCTAAATGTATTGTAACAGTTTCGAATACTACTGCAGGAGCAGGATCAATCACAGTTCAACCTTATCAAGGTGTAGGACTTGTTGCTGCTGGTTTTATGGCTGGAGCTATTGCTCTTGGAACAGGTGTTAAGTTATTTGTATACGGTTCTGATTATGGAAAAGGTTCTCAGATCTTAACTAACTCTGCTGTCGCTGGACCTCAAGGAAACCAGACTAGAGTATCAGTTAATCCTTCTTTCACACAATATTCTAATTCACCAATCATCTTAAGATCTCAGTATACTATTTCTGGTTCTGATATGTCACAAATTGGATGGGTAGAAGTTGCAACAGAAGATGGAACATCTGGATTCTTATGGTATTTAAAAGCTGAATCTGAAACAAGATTACGTTTTGAAGATTACTTAGAAATGAGTATGGTAGAAAGTGAGTATAGACAAGGCGCAGCTGCTGCAGTTGCTTTAAACCCTGGAACACAAGGTATGTTTGCTGCTATTCAAACTCGTGGAAACGTAGAAGTAGGATTTACTGCTGCTGCTGGATTAGATGAGTTCGATGCTATCTTA